TGTCGATCCGATTGGAAGATTATAGAAACGCAAACGGTCACGTACCTCCAGACGGCCGGTGTAGTCCATTGCCCTGATAGCAGGCATACCCAACTTGGAGCCGACTACGCAGGTGGCCGACACAAGATTGCCATTTAAAGGATCAGCGCGCCATGCCTTCTCCGGTGACTTGGAACCATAGCCGTCTAACGGACCAGTGTTTGTCCGGATCACGAATGGACTTGTTGTGACGTCGCCATGAGCTGGACTAACGTCAACCACTGCGACATCGACGGGGTCTCCCGTTAATAAACCAGCATTGCTTGGCCGGTTAAACACGAAACAACCGTTCAGCGCCAGAGATGAACTGGACTGCATTGCTTGACGCCCAATCTGCGCGGCAAATCGGGCATTACCGTCATGGTATGAGCCACCAATACCCCAAATATTAGGGTGGTTGATCTGGCCCGGGTTGAATACGCCACGTTCCGCAGCGCTCATGGAGCCTGTTGATACTTTCCATTCCTGGAGCGTCCGGAGCCACCCGCGCTCAGCATCAATGACAGGACATCCATGAGCGTACGCAAAAAAGCGCACGGCTATGTTTCCTGACAGATAACGACGGCTGACGGTGATCTCGACGCCTTCTCCAAAGAAGTCCGTCGTCACGTTTCCCTGGCTAGCTGGTGGCTGTAGCTGATCATCACTGACTGGTGAGGGGATAGCGGTCGGATAGACTTGTGGAATACCCGGCTGAAGACTATTTAAACTCGGGTAGTTCACAACCGACGGATGTGCGCTGGTAGTGACCACCACATCGCAGCCAATAGATTGTTTAAGTCGTAGCAAAATTTCAGGAAAGGTTTTTTTAAATCCACTAAATCCTTGGCCGCTGTTGTACTGTGCAGTTGCAAAATCGTTCATCCCAGGGATCAGATATACACAGTGTGGGATAAATCCACTTGCTACCATCGCGTCAATTGGTCCACCTGGACTATTCCAGTCCGTCACCGTCGAGCCGTCAAGAGAATAATTTCGCACTTCATACGCAAAAATACCCCCGGGGTCCAGTGCCTTCATCAAACGCGTAAAGAAGTCGATACCCGGCGCCTGCGTGGCAGGATCTGGCAGTGAGGGCGCATTTCCCAGGGAGGAACCAAAAATGCCAAAGCGCAGAGGTTGCTGAGTAGGGTCGCCAAGACGATATTGTGCCAATGCACGGATCAATACTGGCAGCATTGACTGATCCACCCGGCCATAGGCTTCCGGCAATCGATCAAATTGCCGTTTCATCGGTGCGATCTGTGTACTGGATATCGACTCCAGAGCGTCGAGGAACTGATTATGATCATCGGCTGGAACAAGGCCCGCAGCCTCGATAACCCTCACAAGCGATTCCTGAAGCGCGTTGAAGAACGTTGCAGAGAGGTAAGTCGGCTCCGATACGCCAGGCACTGCTGCGCGAAAGCCATCTTTCCCCGGCCCAAATTTGTCGATCTCGCGATTTGCTGTTTCGATACGTTTCATTTATCCCTCTCGTGGCAGCGTTAAAGCCTGCGGACCTGCATGCATGCTCGCGATGGCCAACTGGGCGCCCAAGGCCTTCGCCGAAGCAGCCACCATTTCATTGCGAAAATTTTCGGTGGCTGCTGCCCCCTGGCGTACCTCTTGTGCTGTGCTGATTAATAGCACCGGCAGCCAGGTAACGGCGCATGCCCACTCGTCGACCTCAGCGCCGCTTTGCGGGTGGCTACCTCGTACCAGGGTGAACCAGCTGCATTTCAAACCGACACAGTCCTTTTTGATGAGAGGACAAAATTTTCCAGGTTCAAGTTTCATATTAGTTTTTGGTTGCGATGATGATGTCGACATATTTGATCGCGAGATCGAGGGCATGGTTATGCGCGGCGCCGCCGCCAGCCGACCCGGTTTTCACTCCGGGAAAAGTGGAATTTCCGCCGCCATCGCCTAGGTGGGCGCTCGATCCGTCTCGCGCAAAAGCAGGTGTTCCATGGTCGTGCGACGGGATCTGAGCAATAGTCAGGGTGGTGTCGCCGACCGTGCCTGTGACAAATGCAGCGCTAAAATCGACGGTGCCGCCCGATCCAGCGGCGCCGCTGACCACGCGCAGCGCCTTGTCGTTATGGGTGGTGTCCTTGGTCCAGCCAACCGGGGCGTTTGTTTGCTGGAACAGCATGCGCGTGCCGCTTGGGATCACCGCGTTGGCCTTGGTCGTTGCATCAAGGGCGGCGGCTGTGATAGCCGCAATTCGCGCTGCGTTGGCCTTGTTCGTGGCGTCAATCTCTGCTGCAGCGATGGCGGCGGCGCGAGCGCCAGCAGCTTTGTTCGTGGCATCGATGGCAGCGGCAACAATAGCGGCATCACGCGCGGAATCGTCGAGAAGCGACAGCGCCGTCACGAACTGGTTCATATCTGCATCGGACAGCACCAGGCCTGCGGCCTCAATCGTCCTAACAAGTGATTCTTGAACTGCATTGAACCATTTTGCAGTCAACGCCGTTGCCAACGACATTCCTGGCACCTGTTCCCGAAAACCGGGCTTACCAGGGCCAAAAAGATCTATGGCGGCGTCAAGTCCATCAATTCGCTTCATCAGCGAGCTCCTTGTAGGTGAAAATTACTTGTGTATGCGCGGGCTTGAGGCGCATGAACTGGCATTCCAGCGTGCCAAATGTATAGTTATCAAGGCGTGCATCACATCTTGTGTCAGCTCTAAAAACAGTGTGGTTGTTGCTCTGGTGCGGCAGATTTACCTTCCAGAGAAAGCGGAATCGTTCATCCATTACTGGAACCTCGCAGGTCATCTCGCAGTGCGTCGGCCGGAATTCTGTGATCGAAGTGTCGCTATAGCCCAGATCGGTGGCCAACTGTAAGAAATAGGCCCGAGATAGGCCACCGATATCTGTTAATCGGGAGACCACCTGATGTTGGCGTTCTTCCACTGAGGCGGTCTTCAATTTGCAGCATTCGTCTGGCAAGGCAACGAATGCTTCCCACTCGGACAAGAGAGCGACCGATGTAGACGGATTAATTTCAGCCAGCAGCTGCTGCAGGCGCAAATCCATCCGTGCCATGCCATTGGCAAAGGAGGCCAGTAAACTGGCCAATACGGTGCCCAGTGCACGGGGCCAAGCCGTACCGCTAGGCAAGAACTTCAGCAAAAGGGAGAGCGTTTCGGTTTTTGTCAGCGGGCGCATGTCAAATCCACGTGATCGTGCCGCGTACGGCAATTTCATTTGCGGCGCATACCACGTTCGCAACGGGTGCATACAACGTATGGTCGGTCTCGCCGGGTGACAGCGAAATATCGCGGTATACATGTGACAGTAGCAAGGTTGCTCCCACGTCTGCCTCGCGTAGGAACAAGTCGTCCAGGCTGGACTGGACCGCTGCACGGACGGCCGTAGTGTTCGGTGTCACTGCAATAGAAAAATTTACCAGCTTGACGTGCGGCCCGGCCACTGTGACATCTGCGGTGACCGGGCGCACCAAGTCAATGTGCGCCTGGACAGCTGCAATAGCCGCAGCGTCCGGTAACGCCGGGGTATCGCCATCACGCACGAATAGGACAAGCACGGATCCGATGCCCGACCAGTTCGGTACAGTCCATGCTCGCGTGACACCCGGCACTTCCAGGGCCCAGCCGATGTAGTCATCAGCGCTGCCACCATTGGCGCGTGTGCGCACGCGCGCCAGGTATCGCTCATACAGCGCATCGACGGTCTCCATATCGCTGCCGTTGGTGATGCCGGCCACGTCGACTAAAGCGGTACTGGCGACGCCGGCCACGGCGTTGACCAGAGCCAGCTGCACGCCGGCAGCCAGGTTCCCGCTTTTGCCTGGCTCTGTCGCGAGCACGCGAACGCGCGCCACGCCGCCAGCGATCACCGCACTATCGGCAGTCTCATACTCCTGGCCCATGGCCGTTTGCAGCGCCGTTCCAGCATCGATCGGAGCACCATTTGAACCGGTGAACGTAGCGTAGCCTTCCGCCGATACAGCAGGCTTCCGGTAAACTTTCCAGATTCCTGCCCACATTTCCAATAGGAATCCTTTGTTCCAAGGCAGGCACTCTTCCAGAAACCGGCGCAGGTAGCCATACAGCCCATGGGTAAAGCCAGCCATCACGCGGGCCAGCACACCAAGGTTGCTGCGGCGAAGGCGCGCGTCACTGCCGGGCAGTTCGGCTTCGATGCTCGATGCCGCCTGGTCGTTCAGCGTGGAGAGGTCGGGAGTTTCAAATGGCATCAGTCGTTCCAGAATCGTGAGAATTGATAGCGGGCCACTGCCCGGCCAGGACGGGAAATCGCAATATCCAGTGCTCGCACGCCAGCGCGCGGATTACTGGCCACCACATCAACCGCGCTGGCCACGCCGTCATCGATGAGCCATTGCAGCGCCTCGATGGCGTAGGCGCGATCTTGCACCAGCACGCTGGCCAGCTGCTTGGCGTTGTCATTCAGCCAAAGGCGGCTGCCGATCTTGTCACCCAAGGGGCTACTCAGCTCATCCCCCCACCAGCCGCGCCGGTCAGAGCCGGCTGGAAGGGCATCGTCGGCGTTGGCTTGGCGATCAGTCCACAGCGAAATGATCACGGCAGTGGCGAGCCCGTCGTCGTCGGCCAGCAGCAAACCGTTCATGGCGTAGTCGATCACCGGAAAGGAGTCGGC